ATTATACAATGGAAGATATCCGGGACGGAATCAATCACTTGATCGTAACCGGCAAGGGTGAACTGCAGGATAGAAATGTATTTCACCTGTATGCCTGGCCGGACGGGAGTATTAAGAAGACGCAGTATTACAAAGGACTTGATGAAATTACTCAGGTCTATGAGAATACATCGACAGAGACAGATCAACTGGAAGACCAGTCAATTGATAAGCTGACAGAGCTGATGAGCAAGAAAAAATTCGGCATGGATGTGGAGAAGCTTGGCATTGATGTAGGTATCGGAGATATTATTGGCGGACGTGATTATCTGACTGGTATGTACGGAGCAAAACCTGTTGAGAATATTACATGCAGCATAACTGCAGGCGTGATATCGAAAGAATATGAATTGGAAGGAGAAAATGACGATGGAAATAGTTAGTGGATTAGGCGAAAAGCCTCATGTGACGAGCCAACAGTTCCGACAGATTTTGGAGGGAACTATTGGACAGAAAAGCTATATTATTACTTCTGGCGAGAACCTGGAACCGGAGCTGGCTGCCAACAATCTGCTTAAGATTCGAAGCGGAATGATGAGTCATCACGGGAACGTATCCAGTGTGAAGATTGGAACTTATGATGAAGTGGAGTTGACGAATGGAAGTCAGGGCATGAAACGTATCGATCTTGTGGTTAACCGATATACAAGGAATGCCGAGACGAACATAGAAAAAAATGAATGGGTTGTAATCATGGGAACACCCGTAGCATCTAACCCAGTAGCTCCGGCATATACTGTCGGGAACCTGCAGAAGGGTGACCTTGTAGATGACTGCCCGATATTTGAGTTGCATTATGACGGAATTAATGTGACAGAAGTTAAAAAAATGCTGTCAGTTCTGCCTAATGTTGCTGAATTAAATAGCAATTCTATAAAAGCATTTAATATTCGATGCCCAAAACTGAATGCACAAGCAAATGCTTTAACAAAAATAGGCATTATGTCAAAAGCTGATTTCGATAGAGCATTAAAAAATGCTGGCTGCAAGGAGGCTCTTGGATTTTGTGTATTAAGGGCAACATACGAGGATCAAATACAGTGCACATTTTCCTTGAACCCAAGTGCCGGACTGTATGTACAGCTTGATTCGAGATGGGGCGCTGACTTAACGGTAGAACCTGTATGCTGTGTTATTGCGAAATAATTACAACAGAAGGATTTAGATGCCAATAGCTATAAAATTGACATAATAATGCGACGAGGAGTTAAGCTTGCTATACACATCGTGAACAGCAATATTAATGGCAGTTTTAGAGATGCTTACCTTGGCGTTTCGTCCAAGCTCATCATAAGTATTTCCAATATTCCTTACACCAGTCGTAACATAAGGGACTTGAGAAAATGCGACTGGGAAACTAGCACCTCCTGCTAGTACATTAGGATTTGCATAATTACATTTTACACTTCCAAATACAATTTTGAGACCATTGAAAAATTCAACACACCCTAGTTTTTCTGTATCAACATCTGGACTTATAAAATTTTTAATGCTTTTGCTATTTTATTAAGTATTCCTCCTGGAAAGGAGTAGCAATTGAAGATTATTTTCAATGACGCAACGGAACTGGTTGTCCAGTCGGCATCGATCCGTACAGATGGAAGCCTTCTAATTAAGACCATCTCTGCAACGGAGGAAGAACTGAGATCCATGTTCCAGGACGAGTTCAAAACCAAGAAGATGACCGTGACAGAACGGGAGTCCACAGTCGCAACTTATGAGAATTACACCAATCTCAACGCTCTTGTGAAGTACATTGGCGGAATTCTAGGAGTAGTTCTATACAAATCCGGCGAGACACCAGAGGATAAGCTGGAGGCTCTGGAAAAAGAAAACGCTGAACTGAAAGCGAATATGGATATGCTCCAAGGATGTATTCTTGAAATGTCAGAGTTGGTATATCAATAATGGTAACTATATTAACAAACTTATTCATATTATTACAAAACAATGGAGGTAAAGAAATGATGGCAATGTTATGGGCACAGCAGATTATGTTAGGAAAGAAGACTTATGGTCAGGTTCCAAGATTACTCAAGGACAAGGTAAAAGAAGTCTTGGAAGATTCCGGAATGGGAGAGCTTGCGAATGACAAATAGTGAGGCGGTGATTAATATGGGAATACGTGCAAGACCGAAAGGTCTTATTTTTATACAGAAAATTCAAGAATCGAGGTACATAGAGTGTATGTAGACGTAAACACAATCATTATGGCCGGAAGTCTTTTGACAGCCGTAGTGGTTATTTTTTCTGCTATTTTTGCGGTGTACAAGTGGTACTTAAAACAAAATCAGCAGGACGTAGAAATTGGAAGAGTAAAGTCAGAACAATGCTTGCTGACTTATGGAATTCTCGCTTGCTTGAAAGGACTTAAGGAGCAGGGGTGCAATGGTCCAGTAACTGAGGCAATAGACAAGATTGAGAAGCATATAAATAAGCAAGCGCATGATCAGGAGGATTAGATGATATGGATATTACAACATTAGGAACAGTAGTTGGAATCGTAGCAATCTGCTATGTGATTGGACTTGGCTGTAAGGCTTATGAGAAAATTCCGGACAAATGGATTCCGGTCATCATGGCTGTATGTGGCGGAGCTCTGGGCGTTGCCGGACTCTACACAATGCCGGATTTTCCGGCCGGAGATGTGATTAATGCAATTGCGGTCGGAATGGCGAGTGGGTTGGCAGCGACCGGAGTAAATCAGTTGTATAAACAGCAGTGTAAGTAGAGGGCGAGTAATCGTCCTCTTATTGATAGGAGTGATATTATGGCAGTAAGAATTGGAAGCGCACGTATTAATGAGAAGGGCGCCACCACCGGAGGAAAAGCCGGAGATCAGACCGGTGGAGAAGTGTCTATACAGAATTACTATCTGCACAGAAAAGGTTGGTACGTAGCAAGACCGAAAGATCCAACTGTAGCAGAGAAGATTGCACAGGCAATGGAAGCAGCGTGCAATAATAATCACATCGGTTATTGCCAAGCACACAGAGACAGTCTTAGAAAGATTGCGGTTAAGTATAACTATAATCTCAGCAAGGTCAATGTTGATGTGGAGGTAGATTGCTCTGCACTGGTCAGAGTATGTTGCTTATATGCCGGAATACAGGTTGGAGATTTCAACACAGCGTCAGAGCTGGAAACCTTGCGAAAGACAGGAGCGTTCGAAATCCTGAAAGATGATAAGCGCTGCAAGGAAAGTACATATCTGAAACGAGGGGATATTCTTGTTACACGCACAAAGGGACATACAGTTGTAGTCCTGGACAATGGATCTGGAGTGACTTCCGCTTCAAAGAGTACCAGAGCTTATGTCGTCGGACAAGTATATACAACACAGGTGGACGACCTGAGCGTCCGAACCGGTCCGGGAACCAATAATCCGGAAAAATCTTATGCGGAGTTATCCAGTAATGCACAGCAACACGCGCACGATAACGGGAGACTCAAGAAAGGCACTCGCGTAACCTGCAAGGACGTTCGAAAAGTCGGTAGTGACATCTGGATCAAGATTCCAAGCGGCTGGATTGCTGCATATTATGGTGGAAAGAAGTATGTGTGATAGCGCGAGACGATTCAGATAAATATATACTGTTAGCGACACGTTAGCGACAAATATATGACTACAGATTCCGTGGAACGCCTATTTTTCAGGGGAAATTGAGCTTTTTAACATTGAAAATATTTTAGCAAAATCTTAACATATGTATGTGATATAATAGGAGCACCTAAAGAGATGTATTGTGCTATCAATTTGGCGGTGGAATGGAGAACATCTATATGAAAATTTTGAAAAATATAATTATTACGGCTGCAATGCTGGCAGCAGCGACAGCTATATGTTTTATTTTGCGGCCGCTTGTTCCGACAGACACGCATGTGCCGCTTATTTATGTGTTGGCAGTACTTTGTGTATCCAGACTTACAGAAGGATATTTTTATGGAGTGCTGGCATCTATGGTGGCAGTTGTGGGAGTCAATTATATATTTACCTATCCATATTTCCAAGTGGATTTTACTGTGACCGGCTATCCGCTTACATTTATTGTAATGCTGACAGTATCTATTTCAGTAAGTGCATTGATGACTCAGATCAAGATGCAGGAGCATGTGCGGTTAAAGGCAGAAAAAGAGAGGATGAGAGCAAATCTTCTAAGAGCAGTGTCTCACGATATCCGGACGCCTCTTACTTCTATAGAAGGAGCAGCGGCTGGAATTATAGATAATAAAGATGTTTTGACAGAGGAGCAGAAAGAAGAGCTGCTTTTGAACATCAAAGAAGAGGCACAGTGGATGGTACGGATGGTAGAGAACCTGTTATCCATTACCCGGATGAATGATGAAGGAACAAGACTTACGACACACGAAGAACTGGCAGAAGAGATTGTCAGCAGTGCAGTTGTAAAGTTTTCAAAGCGTTTCCCGGACATAAAAGTCGAGGTGGATATTCCAGAAGAAGTTGTTATTGTTCCGATGGATCCAATCCTGATCCGGCAAGTCATTGTGAATATTATGGAAAATGCTGTGATACATGGAGGATCGACGACGCAGGTGAAGGTAACCATATCTGCGAATGAAACAGAAGCTATATTTTCTATTGAAGATAATGGGAAAGGAATTGATGGAAAGATTCTGCCGATGTTATTTACGGGTCAGATCAGTCACCGGGAAGGTGAGACGTACGATAATAAACGGAGTATGGGAATCGGACTTTCGGTATGTAAAAGTATTATAGATGCGCACAGGGGAAAAGTCTGGGCAGAGAATAAGATAGATG